AGTAAAATATGGCAGACCCGTCACTTAATAAGCCTGTCGTGGTTCAGGCTACACGTATTGATGCATCTATTCTCCCTCGCAACATATTCAGTCAGTCTTACCTTCTGTATGTCATAAATCAGGGTACTGATGTTGGCTCCATTGCAGAAAAGGCAAATCAGGCAGGAGGCGGTGCTTATGATGCGCAGGTCAGAAATGATGAGCAGGATTTAATTCTTGATGAGCACGAAAAAAGAATTGCAAAAACAGAAGAGGATATTTCAGGAATAAAAGTAAAGCTTCTTGAAATAGAGAATGATGTTAACGGACTGAAAATAAAAGTTGAGGATATCGACGGTAAGGTATCAGAGATAATTATTGATTATGTTTCACTCAGCAGAACAGGAACTCAAACTCTTACCTCATCCCTTAGCGTATCAGGAAGTTATTCTGTTAACGGTACAAAAGTTGTTGGCGCTCGCCAGACTGGATGGACAGCAGCTACAGGTACGGCGAATAAAGGCGCATTTAACGCTGACCTGACATTCACTGTTAGCGATACTTACACGCAATCTGAAATCCAGGCTATAGCCAATGCTCTAATTGCTGAGCGTCGGCGTACTAAAGCTTTGGAAGACGCCTTGCGTGCACATGGGTTAATCAACTGATGATTACATTCACTCCCACCCGAAACATCGACCTGATAGAAACTGTCGGCAACCATCCCGACATCATAGCCGGGAGCAACAACGGTGACGGATACGACTACAAGCCTGAGTGCCGCTATTTCGAAGTGAACACATCGACCTGATAGAAACTGTCGGCAACCATCCCGACATCATAGCCGGGAGCAACAACGGTGACGGATACGACTACAAGCCTGAGTGCCGCTATTTCGAAGTGAACGTACATGGTCAGTTCGGTGGCATCGTGTATTACAACGAGATTCAGCCGCTGACCTTTGACTGCCACGCCATGTATCTGCCTGAGATTAGAGGATTCAGTAAGGAAATCGGGCTGACGTTCTGGCGATACATTCTCGCCAACACCACCGTTCAGTGCGTTACATCATTTGCTGCACGCAAATTTCGCCACGGTCAGGTGTACTGCGCAATGATTAACCTTAAGCGTGTAGGAACCATCAAGAAATACTTCAAAGGCGTGGATGACGTGACGTTTTACAGCGCCACACGCGAAGAACTAATCGACTTCCTGAATCACGGGAGATAGCCATGTTATATGCATTTAAGCTGGGCAGGAAACTGCGCGGTGAGGAACCTTATTATCCTGAAAAAGGCGGTAAAGGTGGCTCATCAAGCAGCGGGGCAAAAGAAGCCGCAAAAGCAACACAGTACGCAGCAGACCTGCAAAACCAACAATTCAATCGTGTGATGGAGCAGTTGGCACCTTACGCCGCCGCAGGTTTGCCGGCTCTCCAGCAGATTCAGCAGCTATCAACGCTGGAAGGTCAGAACAGCGCTCTCAATCAGTATTACAATTCAGACCAGTATAAACAGTTGGCTGATCAGGCTCGCTATCAAAGCCTGAATGCCGCCGAGGCGACAGGTGGCCTTGGATCGACTGCGACATCAAACCAACTGGCGGCCATTGCACCAACGCTTGGGCAAAACTGGCTTTCCGGACAGATGCAAAACTATGGCAACCTGTTAAACGTTGGTCAGTCTGCGGCGGCAGGCCAGGCATCGGCTGGACAGAACTATGCAAATAACGCAGGTAATCTTGCGCAACAGATGGCGGCGATCCGCTCTCAGGGTTCTGGTCAATCCACGCTTGGAAGTGCCATTAGCGGTGGTACAAGTGGTGCTCTTGCAGGAGCTGGTCTTGCCGGGATGCTTGGTGCATCGACGCCATGGGGTGCTGGTATTGGCGCAGGTATCGGATTGCTTGGCTCACTCTTCTAAGGAGTTATCGTGGCTACATTTCAACTCGCCGGGTTGCCATCAATGCAGGTAGCGAACCAGAACGCGCCCGGACAACCATCATTATCCAGTTACGACTTCAGCGAGCGCCCAAACGTTGGAGTTCAACTTGCTCAGGGGCTTGGCGCAGTTGGCCAGGCAATACAGCAGAATGAGGCTGCTCAGAGGCTTTCTGACTTTCAAAAATCTTTCGGTCAGGCTTATGCGGCAGGTGATCGCGACGCCTTGCGTCAACTTGCAGCCACCAATCCAGACCAGATTGAAACAATTCGTCAGGGCATGGGGTTTGTTGATGCTGACAGAAATCAGGCGATGGGCGATATGTCTGCACGATTGAATATTGCCGCCGCTCAGGGGCCAGAAGCGGTGATGCAAGCGCTTGCCACTCACCAGAATACGCTGCAGCAAATTGGCGTATCTCCTGAACAGGCGTGGCAGACATATCAACAAAGCCCTGAAGGCTTCACGCAGTTAACAGACCTTATTGGAATGCACGCGGTAGGACCAGAAAAGTATTTTGATATTCAGGACAAGTTGACAGGTCGCGAGATTGACCGAGGTCGACTTGCTGAAACAATCCGCAGCAATAAAGCAGGGGAAGGACTTCAGGCTCGCGGGCAAAATATTACTATGCGCGGACAAGACATGTCAGCCTCTACAGCCCGCCGCGGTCAGGATTTGGCAATGCAAAGGGCAAACGCCAGAACGATATCAGGAGTCGACGGGAATCGGGTCGTTCAGCTTGCAGATGGTAGAACGGTCAACATTGACGGAAAACTTCACGGCGCAGGGGCTAATGCATTTTACGAAGGCATTGACGATAACGGCAATATGGTTCGCGTACCGGCAAGTGCTATTGCAGCACCTCCAACGTCTGCGGCAAGCGCACAGAACTACGCGATGAAGAAAGACATTGACGCAATCGCAAATGCAGATGCTTCTGCTCTCGATTTTATGACTGGCATGACTGGCGGAGCAGGAAATCCGGCAATTGGTGCAGATGTTCGCAGCCGACTCACAGGCAAAGAGCAACGCCAGTTATATAACTCCGCACAACGTATTCAGGGAAGAATGCAGAATCAGGGCGTGGCAGCAGCAAGAGATATGGGCGCTAGCGGTATCAACACCATTGCAGAAGCGAAGATGTATTTTCAGGGGATGCCGCAGGTTGACTACTCAAGCCCGGAGGCTATGCAGCAGTCTATTCGTGAGATTCAGGAATACACCAACAATTATAACCAGCAGTACAACGTTAATGTTGATAATGGTGGGCAGAAATCATCAAGGCAGCAGCCAGCGACTCAGCAATCAGTCGGAGTAAGCTACACGTCTAAATCTGGAATTCAATTCACGGTGGAATAATGAAAGTTACAGCCAACGGTAAGACATTCACATTCCCAGAAGGAACAAGCACTGAGGATATTGGATCGGCTATTGATGAGTATTTTTCTGGACAGTCTGCACAGCAGGAACAGCAGGGCACATCTATGACCCCAGGAGGCCAGCCACAGCAACAAGGCGGCTTCATTTCTGGCCTTGGCAATGCTGCTGCAGAGACTGGGCGTGGATTACTACAGGCTGGCGTTAATCTGGCAAATATCCCGGCATCAATGGCTGATGCTGTCGCCAGCGCTGGGGCATGGGCTGGTCAGAAGCTTGGCATTGGTGACGGAACTTATCAGCCAGCGCCTCGCGTCACGACACAAGGACTTGAGCAGGGCTTTGGCTTGCAACAAGGTACGCTTACTCCACAGACGACAGAAAGTAAAATCTTCTCTGAAGCGCTGCCATATTTGACTCCTGTTGGGGTCGAGAGAATTGCAGCGCAGGCACCATCTATTGCCGGTCGAGTTGCTCAGGGTGCATCACGCTTGCTGGCGGAGAACGCTGTTGGTTCATTGGCTGCAAACAGTGAGCGTGATAATCCAGAAGCACTGGCAACAGACTTAGGAACTGGTGTTGCATTAGGCGGGGCAATCAATAAGTTAGGTAGAGCCGCTGGAGCTGCTTATCGTGGTATTCGCGGGACGATCGCACCAGAAGCGCAGCAGGCTATTCAGTTCGCTAATGCTGCAGATGTTCCTTTGCATACAACTGACGTTTTGCAGCCAAACTCCCGCGTCGGGCGCATGGCACAAACCACAGCTGAAAACATACCATTTGCCGGGACAAGCACTATGCGAGCTAATCAGCAAGAAGCTCGCAGTCAGTTGGTAGATGAGTTTGCATCGCGATTTGGTGAATACGATCCGTCAATTGTAGTTGGTAGTCTGAAAGCAAAAACGTCAGGAATAAAGCGCGCAGCGGGGAATAGGCTGGAACAAGTGCAAAACGCAATGGCAGGCGTAAACATTCAGCCGTCAAAGGCAATTCAGCAGATTGATACTGAAATAGCCAGTTTGCAGAAACTTGGAAAGGTTGCGGATAACGATACGATTTCTAAGCTTCAGGCCTATCGCGATGAGCTTACCCGCAATGCTGGCGCAAGCGGTCCAGTGGCAATGGATTTGCAGCAGTTGAGCGGACTGAGAAGCCAGTTTAGGCATGATGTTAAAGGAGAGAGAACGGTCTTGCCAAACCGATCTGACGCAGCTATTCAGCGCATTTACAACGCAATGACTAGTGATATAGATAGCGCCATCGGACAGAATCTTGGTAATGACACACTGCGTCGCTATAAGCAAGCTAACGCCATCTACGCTGACGAAGCAAATAAGCTACAGAATACGCGCCTTAAGAACGTGATCATGAAAGGAGAACTGACCCCTGAAGTGGTCAACAACATGCTATTCAGCAAGAACAAATCAGAAGTTCAGAATCTGTACCGGTCAGTCGGTCAGGTGGGGCGCGCTCAGATGCGCAACGGCATAATCGGAAAGGCCATGGAGAAATCAGGAGGCTCACCTGACCAGTTCCTGAGACAGGTTAACCTGATGTCTAACCAGACCGGTATAGCATTCAAAGGCCGTGATGCTGCGTATCTGAAGGGGATTAAGAATTATCTTGAGGCAACCAAGCGTGCCGGTCAGGCAGGAGTAACAACGCCTACAGGTCAGCAAACTATACCGTTCATCCTAGGTATTGGAACAGTAACTAACCCTGCACTGGTAGGTGTTGGTGGCGGGTATGGTTTGCTGGCAAGAATGTATGAGAGTGAACCAGCACGTAATGCAATGCTTCGCCTGGCTAATACTCCACGTGGTTCTACCGCATTCGAGAAAGCGTTATCTGATGTTGAGCGTATTGTTAACTCATTCGCTCAGGGAGCGAAATCTCAATCCTTAAGCGAATAAAAGTTTGCCCACCACAAGGCCGAAGATTAAGAAAACAAAGTTCAATAAGTCACGTTCCATAAACCCTCCACTCTTTTAAGCAATTATAACCGACCTTAATGCAATGCTGCGCAAGTTTTGTATTGTGCGGCCTTGCTGTACCAGGAGCACAGTAAATGTCAGATATCACTGCCAACGTAGTTGTTTCTAA